TGAATCGTCGTGGTCAAGGATATTCTATTTTAGGTGTTGCCACACTAGATTTACTTTCACTATATAGAAGATACGCTCCTGATGGAAAATCACAAGAGTCTTATAAATTGGACAACATCGCTCATGTTGAGTTGGGCGAACGCAAACTGTCCTACGAAGAATATGGTTCTCTACACAATCTTTACAAAGAGGACTATCAAAAGTTCATCGATTATAACATCAAAGACGTTGATCTAGTTGATCGTATCGATGATAAAGGTAAGTTTATTGAACTAGCACTAACTCTATCTTATGATAACAAGTGCAACTACGAGGACGTGTTCGCACAGGTCCGCATGTGGGACGTTATTTGTTTTCACCATTTGAAATCAAAGAACATAGTTGTCCCTCCTATTGAGAAACACGAGAAGGAGGCTGCCTATGTTGGCGCATACGTTAAAGATCCTATTATTGGCTTCCATGATTGCGTGGTTAGTTTCGACGTTAATTCAGAGTATCCGTCTGTTATTATGGGGTCCAATATCTCTCCTGAGACGATTGTTGAACCTGATTCTTATAGCGATGCTATGCGGGCTATTGTTGCCTCTGGTGTCAGTGTTGATAAACTTCTCAATCGTTCCATTGATACATCATGCCTAAAGGCAGACAATGTTTGTTTGACTGCTAACGGTCAGTTCTATCGCCGTGATAAGCAAGGCTTCATGCCTGAAATGGTCGAGAAGATGTTCGCCGATCGTAAGGTATATAAGAAGAAGATGCTTGAGGCGCAAGCAGAGTATGAGACAGAGACCGATTCCGATAAGAGAGCGGAACTAAAAAACAAGATTGCGAGATATAACAATCTACAACTCTCTAAGAAAGTATCGCTAAACTCCTTATATGGTGCTATGGGTTCAAAGTATTTTAGATTCTTTGACCTTCGTAATGCCACTGCCGTCACGACTACGGGTCAACTTAGCATTCGTTGGATCGAAAACGATATCAATAAGTATCTAAACAAACTATTGAAAACGGAGAAAGATTATGTTATTGCGGTCGATACTGACTCGGTGTATCTCAATCTTGCAGAGGTGGTTAGGAAAACTTTTAGCACACAGAATGTCGATCCAATTCGTGGAATCTCATTCATGGACAAGGTCTGCGAAACTGCTATTCAGCCAGTTATTGATAAGTCTTGCAACCTACTTGGGGATTATACTAATGTCTATCAACAAAAGATTGTCATGAAGCGAGAGGTCTTGGCAGATAAAGCAATCTGGACTGCCAAGAAGCGTTACATTCTAAACGTCCATAACTCCGAAGGCGTGCAATACGCTAAGCCTAAGAAGAAAGTTATGGGCCTTGAAATGATCAAGAGTTCCACACCTACAGCATGTAGAGACAAACTAAGAGAGGTTGTTGATGTTATCTTTGATGAAGACGAGGCGGCTGTCCAGTCTTTTATTCAAACTTTCCGTGGTGAATTTCAAAATCTTCCTCTGGCAGATATTGCTTTTCCTCGGGGAGTTAATGGTCTTGATAAATATAGTGATTCGAAATCTATATATGCATCCGGTTGTCCTATCCATGTTCGTGGTTCTCTCGTATATAATCATCTTTTACACATTCATAATCTTACTTCTAAGTATCCACTAATCCTGTCGGGTGAAAAGATCAAGTTCATTCATCTGAAAGAACCTAATACAGTTCAATCAAACATCATAGCTTTTCCACAAGGTAATATACCGAAAGAATTTGACTTGCATAAGTATATAGATTATAATCTACAGTTTCAAAAGGCATTTCTAGATCCACTTATCATCATTCTTGGTGCTATTGGCTGGAAGCCAGAACGAAGCGCAAGTTTGGAGGACTTCTTCTCATGAGTAAACCAATTAATAAAATAGTTATCGTCGGAGGTGGTTCTGCTGGTTGGATGACAGCGGCCACGCTCATTCAAAGATTAGATAATCGTGAGATTGTTCTAATTGAAGATCCTAATACGCCTACAGTCGGCGTCGGTGAATCCACACTTGGGTTTATCAATGAATGGATGCGTCTACTCGGCATTAAAGACACAGACTTTATGAGAGAGTGTAATGCGACTTATAAGATGTCTATTAGCTTCACAGACTTTTATAAGAAGGGTTCAGGAACCTTTCATTATCCCTTTGGCGGTGTTGATATCACAGGAAACACATATGCAAAGAATGACTGGTATCTAAAGAAATTTCTGCATCCAGAAACACCAATCTCCGACTATGCGGATAATGTATATCCTATCATGTCATTGGTGAACGCTAATAGAATGACAAGTGAATCGATTTTACCTGGTTACAATTTTCACAATGATGTTGCGTTTCATTTTGATGCTGCCAAGTTTGGTGTTTGGTTGCGTGAGAAGTATGCTATTCCAAGGGGTGTTAAGTATATTCAAGGTAAAGTCAGACACATTCCAGTAAACGAAGACGGTGTAGAAAAACTAATACTTGATAGTGGTGAAGAGATCACCGCCGATTTGTATATCGATTGCACAGGTTTTAGATCAATCATTCTCGGTGAAGCGTTGCATGAACCTTTCATCTCATATCATGACATTCTACCTAACAATTCTGCCTGGGCCGCACAAGTACCATACATTGATAAAAAGAAACAGATTGTTCCTTGGACTGATTGTCATGCAATAGAAAACGGCTGGGTATGGAGTATTCCATTGTGGAGCCGTATGGGTATGGGCTATGTGTATTCTGACAGATACATCGATGATGCAGGTGCCTTGCAAGAGTTCAAGGATCATCTAAACAAATATGGAATGTTAAAAGAAGATCAACATTTTCATAACATCAAATTTAGAGCCGGTATTCATAATCGTATTTGGGTGAAGAATGTTGCAGCTATTGGTTTGTCAGCGGGCTTTATCGAACCTCTAGAAAGCAATGGATTGTTTAGTGTTCATATGTTTCTTGTTAGATTGCTTCGTGCAATCGATAGAGACAAAGATGAACATCTTGTTTCAGAATATGATCGCAATAGTTACAACTGGTCATGTCGAACAATGTTTGATGGCTTTTCACAGTTTGTTGCGTTGCATTATGCCCTATCACACAGAACCGATACAGAGTATTGGAAAGATGTTGGTAGAAGAGACTATTGTGATGTTGATAAGTCGCTTCAAAGAGGAGTATCTAGAAACGAGTCATTCATTTCAGCTTTTGATTATAAGTATAACACTACACGATTTGGTGATGATGGCTTGAATGCTATTGCAACAGGACTAAATTACTTCTCAACAGATATGCATTTTATCCATGCAATGAATGCATCAAATGTGAATCTTGCCGAGGAGTTTGATGTTATAACCAAACGACTAAACGCAAAGAAAGAGCTATGGGATTATATAGCTTCAAAATGTCCAACTACATACGATTTTTTAAAAGAAAGGATCTATCATGGCGAAGACTAAAAAAGACGATCACCATAAACACTCACCTGCTCGTCTTTATGAATTTGCGCCTAAAGACGGAATAACTCCGAACAATATTGTTGAACTAGCAAAGATTGTTCGAGTAGGTGTTGGTGGTGACCTATTTGAAAAACTATCACCAGAATTACAAAAGCACTTCAAAGAAGTTGCCTAACGAGATTGTTAGGTGACTACTGACAAAAAAGGAGATTCTTATGTCAGACATTTTCAATAAACTATTAGCAGAAACAAATAACGAATACGCAGGCATCGTGGACGATGGTGTAGCGGCAGGCGATGTGTCAGGTTTCATTGGCACAGGATCATATGCTATGAATGCTTTGCTTTCAGGTTCAATCTATGGAGGTCTACCGCAGAACAAGGTTACAGCATTTGCCGGTGAGCCTTCTGTTGGTAAGACCTTTTATGCGTTGAATGTGGTGAAACAGTTTCTAGAAGATAATGCAGATGGCTTTGTATTTTACTTTGAGTCAGAGTCCGCTATTTCCAAGCAGTTCATTACTGATCGTGGCATTGACGCAAGGCGTGTTGGCATTGTTCCTGTGGCTACGGTGCAGGAGTTTAGAACGCAAGCGGTAAAGATCCTAGATAGATATCTAGAAGGCAAAGATAAGCCACCGATGTTGTTTGTTCTCGATTCTCTTGGCAATCTTTCTACAGATAAAGAAATGCAAGACATTGCCGATGGTAAAGACACAAGAGACATGACACGAGCCCAGTTGGTTCGTGGTGCCTTTCGTGTTCTTACATTGAAACTTGGTAAGGCTAAAGTTCCACTAATCGTCACCAATCACGTTTATGACGTTGTTGGTGCATATGTTCCAATGAAGAAGATGGGTGGTGGTTCTGGTCTAGAGTATGCTGCATCAACAATCATCTTCCTATCAAAGAAGAAAGACAAGACACTAGACGACGATAACGGTCGCACCGGTGCCGTAATCACCGCACATCTCAAGAAGTCTCGTATGACTATTGAAGATAAGAAGGTTGAGACATGGCTAAATTATACATCAGGACTTGATAGATATTATGGTTTGCTAGATTTGGCAGAACGATATGGTATCGTCAATAAGGTATCAACTCGATATGAGTTTCCTGATGGACGTAAAGCATTTGAAAAAGAAATCAAAAAGAACCCAGAAAAGTTCTTTACAAAAGAGATTTTAGATGCTATAAATGAAGGGTGTCAATCAGACTTCATGTATGGAAAGTATAATGAAACGGAAGAGGTTGAGGAGGTAGAAGATGGAAGCGGCGACTGATTACGTTTTTAGAGATGACTTGTTTGATGCCAAAGAAGCCGGCTCAACAGTTCCTATTGAGCTAAAGATTGAACCGTTTGTTGGTGTCGTATATCGATATACAACAGTTACTTTCAAGGTGGGCGAGGATGATATTCCTCGCCTACAATATGATTACGAGATTATCAAAACAAATGATTTGTCTATGGTGACTTTACGAAAGAACCAAAAGTTCAATCACACCTTAGGACTTATACTAAATGCTATGTTGCTAGATTTGGGAGATGCTGAAACGAATGAGATTGGAACAAATAATCCTCAAGAATCTGATACAGAAGGAAGACTTCACGAGGAAGGTTCT